AGCATACACACCATGGGATCAGAAGGTTGATGTGTCATTGCTCCCTCCCGCCCATCAGGGAGTGCGAGGGGTTCTCAGTAATAATATCGGAAAGGATGCCAGCTGGAGAAGAGGACCACATACCCCTTATCTCGGCCGCCAGACACGGGAACATAGGAGTTCTCATGGTTATAGAATTGTAACTTCCACTGCTCCATCCAGGGCCATCAAAAGACTGAGTGACATAATGATGCAACCAGGGGTTGACTCATCTCTCAAACAGATGATTCAGCACGTTGCTTTCACGAGAGGGGACATTGACCTCCTCAAAACAACTCCCTATCTAGGGAGTTACTACGGTGGGGAGATAGCACATCGGTATTCCTCAAGGCTCGGGGTGCGGTCTGCTAATGGTCTTGGGTCTATGTCAATCGCTAGCAATGCTTTGATATCCACTAATTCTGCTGCTCCTCTTTCAGGTGGCGAGGATGATTACCCACGAATGGTCCAAGAAGACATGGTCGCATGCATAGGGGTCTTACAGATATCGTCACATTGCTCAGACCTCCAAAACTTTGTGACCATATGCTATGATGAAAAACAACTCATTCAATTGCCTGACTCGTTCTTGTATTGCTCCTTCCTGTCCATCCCAAAACCCCTGGTTCTCGCTACTAACAAGCTAGTCTATGACCCAGTAGTGGCCCTAGAGCTTACAGCTGGTCTGACTCCTTCTGCACTATGCCGGCCTATAGCGTGCTCTCCTCGGAGTGCATTTCTTGTTCCTTATGCAACTAGAAGACTCTTCTCCCGTGCTCTGGACGTTGGACATGCAGCTCTCGCTCTCGCTGATCACTCAGGATCCAATCTGCGAGTCATTATAGGCCTTCCAGAGCTCCGTGGGATTACACTGTCTCATTGCATTAGCTTGGCTAGTCTAGAAATTGCCAGTGCTTCAATCAAGGGAGTATTCCTTAAAAACTTAGGTAACCCTCGTTGGTCCCTACTGCCTGCAATTGTGGCAATGTCCTCAGCCTTTGCTTCCAAGATTGCCTTATTAGCAAAGAGTCCATATATGGCAGAAGATCCTCTTGTTGCACGTTATGGAGGGGCGGGGGATCCAGGGTATGTACCGACTAGTCTCACACTTCAATCTCGGATCTCCTCGGAAATGTCGTCTCTTTCTTCACGATTGCTCCTTGACCTGCAGAGCGAGTTGTACACTGGGAAAATCATATTGTTCCAAGATGAGCATGCAGGAAGCACAAGCCGTGCTCTCGTTCGGTTCTTCTCAACTGCTGTTTGGAGAAGTGTCCAGATCGGAGAGATAACTAGGGAACATGGCTTTTCTCTTGTTAAGCATCATGTGCGATCCTGCACCATGTACCAGTTGAGAGAAGAAGATAAACTAGGCGCTTTATATCTCCTGTTCCATAAAATACACTCATGGTCAGCTGAACACGGATGCCCTCTTCTGACAGACGCTTGCAGGAGCATAATTCAGGGCAAGGCAGTATTTAGTGTTACTATCCCGGCCTCAGAGGCAATCAGGCTGGCACGGTCAATGACAGTCGTCTCCAGTGAGCTCGGTCGTCTTGGTCTCCCAACCATGTTGATAGATTGTCCACAGCCTCATCTAGATAAAAACCTAACCCCACTGCTTAAAGATGTTCTCTTTGACTCCCCTGAGTGGAGGATCAAGAGCAACAGCTTGGACAGTGATTTCTTTAGCATCAAGAGGCTGAGTGGTCGAATCTTTGGAGTCAATGGTACAGTGGCTTACTCATACTATCCCCTAAGATCACTCTTCCACAATCGTCTTGTCCTCATCGTTGGGTCAGGACTAGGAGCTGCTGCCTATATTGCTCTGGAGTCAGGAAGTGTCGGAGTATATGGCCTTGATCTGACTAGAGATCTGGTAGATGGTTATGGCTTGGATATGCCTCCTTGCCCCTCAGTTGTAAGGAGAAGTAAGAACTGGAAGTTGTTCACGAGAATAATGGGTGGCCCACTTGGAGGGGGAGATCTTAATCATCTTGAAACCCAGACATTGCTGAGAAGAACCCTTGGGCCAGGAGCTCTAGTGGTGCTGGACATCAAGCTCTTTACCGGGTGGGACTTAGTTGCGGCAGTTAACTCCATAGTCAATATATGGGGAACAGTGGAGGTCTTAGTAAGATGGATTTCGAGCTTGGATAAAGCCAAGTACATTGTGGCCTTGTGCCACTTGTCGTTCATAGGCTGTCAGTCTTATTTGATATCCTCCTCAGACAACATGTGTGAGCTGATCGTGCATGCAACTGTAACAACCCCCGTGGAGTGGAGGTCAGGTGATTCAAAGTTGGTGCACATCCCTGAAACCAATATTGTTCCTTTCCCGAGACTTGAGCAAACACCATTGGACCGACAAGATCTCACCACTGCACTTGTTGGCCCTATTCAGCTATTGACAACGACCAACCAACTCGACGTTGCAGCTCGTATGGCACAGTTGCTCAGGGACTCAACCGGGCCCTTGGATCATCGCTTCACATATGCTCAATGGTCCTCCATCCTGACAGGCATCCTCTGTAGCTCAATCTTGGAGTCTGGAAACCCCCATGCTTCCCTCCTAGATGTCATCAGAAAGGACGTAATAGAGATTATCCATGGAGAGAGGGTACTCACCATAAGCCTCAACAAGGAGAGGAGGAAAGTCCTCACCAAGCAGCTTCCACGCCTCCTTGCTCCCTACCCAAGTCCTCCGTGAGTCACTCAGGCGTCCAATCCTCACTACTCCAATCAATCACCAACCCCACCACACTCAATAGTGAAATTCATGATTCTAACCAGGCACTAGAAGCAACCCTCTACAGAAATGACCAATCCATATTAAGAAACCTGCATGCAGCTCCTAACAGGAAAGCAAATCAGACTGCAGAATTGCCTGCTAGACACCAAGGGAAAGCTTGAACCTACTTCTGCCGACCCCAAAAAGGGACCGGAAGAAGCATAGAGAAA